CTTGGTTTTGCTCTTTGCAATAAAACTCTATGCGCCCATCTGTCCGCCATTGAACCATATTGTGTGGTTGTTGTTACACCCATATTATATCTCCTTATAGAAAACCTTACCTACGACTGCGTTTAGAACTCCTCCATTCTGCAAATTCTGAATCATTCATGTTCATTACATCTATAGATTGATTCATAGCCGCTGCTTTAGGCATCCCAGAAGGTGAATTCGGGGTATCCTTTTTTATAGCTGACGGACTATTCAATGCTGCTTTCTGCTTTGGACTTAATTTGTCCATTAATTCCCATGCTTCTTCATATCTGTTTGGAGCTGCTTCTATTGCAGACGCTAAGTTTGGTCTCTTTTTTAAAAAGTTAGCTAATTTTTCGTTTATAACTTCAGTCTTCTCTGGGTTCTGACGTATCCATGCCTTTTCTTCGACATCTCTTACCATCTGAACTTGTTGTTTCTTAAGCTCTGCTCTAGTAACAGGTTCATATTGACTATCGTCTTCTTCCTGAGTTTCTGGCTGTTGCATCTGTCTTAATTGATGCTCTCTATACATTTTGAGTTCTGTTTCTGCGTCCTGTCTCTTTCTTCGCTCTTTTTGTAGAGCTGATAAAGGAACATTCTGCTCTTTAACTTCCTCTTGAACCTCAGCATTTTCTTCTGCTTTAGGCTCACTAACAGGTGCTTCTTGCACGTTCTCTTGAACTACTTCTGGCACTTGTTCTTGTTCGGTTACAGCAACGGTTTCCGTATCCATATTTTATTTCTCCCGTTCAAAACGTAAGACAGCCTCTTACGATGGCATAGCGCCCTTTGCTTGCAGGTAGGCGACACCTTTTTTATTAAATTCTACTTGCAGCTTCTCCCCTTTCTTTTTGGGAGCTACCATCCATAGAAGTTCTTTTATTCCATGCTTGGGACAAACCCAGTAAACCATTGAGTTAGAACGAAAAGAAGGTATTGCTTTTGTTAACTTTGGTTCACTTATCCTAAAAATTGTAGGATCTTTTGGATCAAACTTCGCATGTATAGTTAAAAAATAATTCGAATCACACTTGACCGAGCTAACTGTTTTTTCCACTAATTCATTTAACGTCCTTTTTAACGATGTACGTTCATCGATGAACTTTTCTGGTAAAATCAGTTTAGACACTGGGTCTTGCATCATTCGTGTTGACATACTTAATTACATTCCACTTTTGCCACGTAGAGACTCTTTCTCTGCATGTGCTTTTTGTAATAGTCTGTTTGCTTTAGCTTGATCTGGATTCGATCCTGGACCTGCCATAGAGCTTGTTCTTGACGGTTGCGCCATCGGGTTATCCTTTGTAGAATAAAGCCCTTTACCGCTTGTCATTGATGTTTTTTTCATCGGCATAATGCCTCCTTTAATTTATGGTTGGGGTTGTTGAAGTTGATTAAGTCCCTCTTCTTGAGGTTGAGCCTGAGGTTGCTGCTGTTGTGGCTCTTCTATTATTGATTCTGTATCAATCTTTGCATCTATCAGCTCTTTCTCTTGTTGCTGTTGCGCGTGTATTTGCCCTAATATGTCTAATGCTTGTATTAATCTATCTTCATTAAGTTTTGAAAGTTCTGTTGCAGCTTTCGCTCTATCCAGCTCTGCATTCGCCATGTTTTGTACTGATTCTGAAGCTCTTTCCATTCTTAAGCCTTCATTCGCATCCGCTCTAGTTCCTCTTTCATGCGCTAATGCATTCTTCTCACTTGTCGTCGCTTCTACTAAGGCGTTTTGTTTAGCTGCAGCTTCTTGCTGTTGCTGTGCTTTTTGCTGCTCGTTTTCTTGAATTGCTTCTTCCAAATCACTCATGCCAGACATTCCAAGAGCAGAAATAATCTCCGCTTGAGGAACATCAACTATGCCTTCACGCTTAAGGTTTACCAATTCGTAGTAGTAAGCATCTTTTTGAGACTGTGATCTAACACCCTGTTTGACAACCGCGTCATACTGCTCAAATTCTTTTTCATAGAATTGTTCAGTAGGCTCTTCGCCAAGTATTCTTTTAACTTTTCCCGGTGGGTAATGATGTTGAATAGCTTTAAGAACTAAGCCCCCAATTACCTTCTGGGAGACTTCAACGTTGTCGAATATCTTACGGTTAGATCTAAGTCCTTGACCAATACGCACTTCTGCTAGTCTGCCAGAAATCTGTGTGTTGCCTTTGTCATCAACACCCAATACAGATTCGTTGACATTCGACAATGTAAGCGTTAATTTATCTAAAATGCTTTGATATTCAATTAAAGAAGGATTAGCGTTTCCGCCTTGTAGTTCCTGAACAGAAGCTAAACCATCAGGAGCGTTTTCAGGATCAACACCGATAATTTTATTTTGTCCTGATTGTTGTAGATCTTCAACGTCTGGAACGGAACCTATAAGGTACTTGTATCCAGTTGATATCGTGCTATCCATCATATCTACAATCTTCATATGACGTTTATTAAATTGCCTTTGTGCTGAATACAAAGTAGAAGCTAACCCTTGAACTCTTTGTGACGGTTCCCAGATGCTTGGTTCCATGTAACATAGAATAGGAGCAAAGGGATATGTTTGATTAATACCTGTCTTGTCTTCACCTGTATAAACAGGCTGTCCATTTAACATAATATTTAATTCTACAAAATCTCTATCAACAGTTTGAATATCTACTATAGGAGGAAGCTCTCTTTTGTCTATGCCAAGGGAATCTGCTTCTTCATGGAGTTTTCTAATTCTATGGATACCAAACTTTAGCTTATCTGTTTCTTCTTTGCCTAAATCTGTTATGTCTCTGTAATATGCACTTTGTTCATCTACTAAGAATTTACGCTTCTTTGTTATTCTTCTATAATATTGGTCATATGCCATTAAATTTCTGTTTCTACTAAGCACTGTGAAACTAGGATGGTATGATAGGAACTTATCGTCTCTAAATGAGGATTGGATGTCTTGTATTTGCTTTGGATCTACAAAAGGCAATAACCTTCCGACTAAATTTCTATCGATTAAATCACGTGTTATCGCAAAACCGCAGTCTTTTAGATCTATCCTTTCAAAGGTCGGGTCTAGGAAAAATGAATTATAAGTTCTCTTGAAGAATCCTATCTCTCCATTTACGAAATCCCTTGAATAATCCATTCTAAGGCCGCAAAGAGATAGCCCAGATTTAAAACCTTCATCACATGCATCTAGGAATGTTGCGTATCCTTCCCCTTTATCCCATGTATAATAACTTAATTTTGTGAACTGATCGGCTGTCTTTTGATCGCTGCCTTCAACTGGAGATATTACAATGCTATTTAGATTATCTCTTAAATATCCTGAAAAGAACTGAAGAGGCCTTCTCATTATATTTAGTTCTAATGGCTCTCTTCCTTCTTTTTGAAGAGCTTTTAATTCGGAATTACTCCACGTATAGCCAGAAGAGGCAAGAGTATAAACTTGAGCATCTTTAACAAATGGACTCCAGTAATCATGAGCATATCTATAGTTTTCCTGGAATTCACCAAGCAGTTCTCTATCATTTAACATAGCAACCTTAATTTAAGGTATTTAACTTAAATTAAAAGTATCTTTATGTTATGATATTGTCAATATTATTTTAATATTAGTTGTTGAATTATAACGACTTAGAATAGAATGATTATAACCTTACAAGAATCATAAAAGTTGGTATATATGTTATTTTGCTTTCATAAGTTGGAGATAATCCAGATACTTAATTATTATGATACAAGCTTTGGAAGCTCTAGGCCAAGTCATAGAATTACATATCAATGCAAGAAATGTAATAAAATAAAAACTAAATTAAATTATGCTCAAGGCCATTTATATATTGATGGAGTTATACAAATAGGTTATGTGGATGAAAACAAAAAAGAAAAATACCTTAACTAAAAAGAAGTTCAATAAGAAATGGGCTACTGATGAATGGTTAGAAATCGCAAAGAAACAATCAGGTAAAGGATTTACTATATCCAACAAAAAAAGATATGTGCTTTTGGGAACAGGTAATTTAAAAAAGAAAATATCTGTTAAATATTACGGTTACGATGATGAGGATTTATAATGAATGGATTTTTTTTAGGCATGTTTTTTATTGTAATTCTTTTTCTGCTTTTAGGTGGGAACTTTAAATCTAAAGATTAAATCTGATATCTTCGTCCTCTGGGGTTTTTGGTACTATAATTCCCAGCTTAATCAAATTTTCTTTGTTTCTTTTCAAATAGCTCTTAAACGCTCTTTTATCAGTATAGAATAGATGTTGTAGTGTTTCTTGTTCCATAGATCGAAGGTATCTTTCTTCTAGTCTTTTTAGTAGTCCTTTCGGCATCTTAGTTGTTGTTAGTCCCATTCATCTATCCCCATTAATATTACCCTCTTGTTTTGTTAAAAAATTAGATTTGATACCGTCGCTTCTCTGTAACCTCACTATGATGATCCTCGATCTACTCTTATTGCTGACTCTTCTGATTCAAGATTTATATCTTCATCAAAAACAAAACTATTGCCGCACTTCTGACAACCAAGAATTGAACCTGCTGTCATAAAACATGTTGATTTGCCAGTTGCTTGCATTAATATATTATCGCATTTGATACATTTAATTTTATAACCCATAATATCCCCTATGTTATTATATCTGATACCTTCGATTTTCTGTAGCTTTCTTATGCTTATCTAAAGCTCCTGAAAACGAACCTGCTTTCTCTATCCTATCTACAGCAGAACAAAGATATTGATACGCATCTGCTGCATTCGAATCTATAGAATGTAATGGCTGATCTAGGTACCTGCCATACTGCTCCGACCACTTCTTACGATATTTACCTAAATAATTTAGTAGTGGCTTGACCTTATTTAGAGCAAACACACTCCTGCCCATCTTAATCTTAGCATTATTGATCTGTAAGTTTTTGTCTGTTCTCTTTAGTACTACTACTTTTGTATCTGTATGTTGAAGATATCTCTTAAAGTCTCGCTCATAAGTATTTTCTACTACTAGGCCATCTCGCTTAGCTGCATCATGGGGTAAATAGACAGTCTTATAGATATATTTCTTATCGTTAAGTAAGAAGTTGCAATAGAAATCTACGCCCTTATTATTATCTTCATAATAATCTATGACTCTTATTTCTCCATGGACTACCTGGAAGAACAATATAACCGTTAGATCATTTACTCCTATATCCATTGCTATATGAACAGGCTCTAGAGCGTCATATAAAGGCGTATTTAGGATTCTATTCTCTTGATAGGCTTTCTCTATGTGCTGTTGGAAATAATAAGCGTCTGAGTTAGATAAGAAACCTTCAGAAATAGTACTCGGAAATTCCTGACGTACCTTATCACCAAGCATTGATTTTTGGTGAGCGTACCAGTTTATTTGTTCATTGGTTATCGTAGTGTTAAGTTCTTTCTCTAGCTTATCAAAATACTCTTTGAGTTCATAATCTATGGTTACATGCTATTGCATTTTATAGTTAGCATCTGACATCCAGTTGAAAAAGAAGAGTTTGTATTGAAGCGGAGATAAGTTTTCATTCCCTTGTTGCGCTGCCTGAGTGCATAGCTCGTAAAAGAACGACTCCGCTCCTTCACCTGTTGATTCTATAATAATTTGGCCATCAATAGGAACGGCTTGCAAAGTTCCAGTCATTACTTCTTCAGCTTTAATGGGATTTCTAGCACATGTTTTACCAAACTCAGATACAAGTACAGATTGGTAAGCGCCTCCTCTAAGAGTTGTATCTACACGAAGGAAAGAACCGTTCTTAAAAGTTATCTCTCTAGCTGATCGTTGTACTACTCCTGCCAGTTCTTTTGCCATAGGAGTCAGATTATCTAAGGCGTGTCCTAAGATCCTTTTAAAGATATGCTGAGCGTGTTCTAGCGAGTAGCTTACAATCCCTGCTGACAGGTTAGAATTAAAGATAGTCTCATCGAGCATGTATAGAACACTGAACGTTGACATGCCTAATTGTCTCGCTTTAAGACAAAGATTGCGGTTATGCAGTCCATTAAGAACCTCCTTTTGAACGGGATTCATTACGAACCTTATAGAATCTCCCTGCTTATTAACGATACGATAGAGATTATTCATTCTCCAAGTTTTATCATCTAATAAGGCTAGGTCTTCTTTAGTCATTCAATTCTTTTAACTCTTTTTCAGCTAATTCTAATTCATTTTCTAAACTTTCTAACCTATCTAGTTCTCTATAATCTTCCTTTTCTAGGATATTTAATTCTCTTTTTAGCTCGTTAATTCTTTTAAAGATTAATTTCTTCTCTTGTTCTTTAGCCATTCTCTAATGACCCATATATTATCCATGTTAAAATAAAAAACAAACATAAGAAGAAAAATATAAAATTATATGGCTTTATCCGTTCCCATGACAAAAAGAATATACCACCTATAACCATAGCGCAACCTCCTATAACAATTGAAAAAGCTAGCAATAGGTTAGTCATTTAGCTTCTCACCTCTTTTTCTTACACTTGGGACAGTATAATTTAGTATATGCTTGCTCGTCTGCGACTTTGAATCTACAATAGCAATACTTGCATTCATGTTTATAATAACGCTCTTCCTTTAAGTTCATTTCTTCTATGGCGTCTTTTTTACCACGAGCATATCCATCTCTTTGTGCTTGCAACTCGCTTTTAGCAGAACGATAACCGATTTCATCAACTATAGCTAGAAGATCCAATTCTGTGCGTTTAGTTCTTTCAACCTCTTTTCTTAGATCATTGATAGTTTTCTCTAAGGCTTCTATTTCTTTATCTCCGGCTTTAGTCATTTGGCCTCTCAGGTAATGGCATCCAATGAGTTATGTTGTTTGGGCAACATAATAACGAACCTTTACAGAACCAAATGTCGGTAAATTTTTTTCCATTCCAAGAAGCAAAACCATATTTACCATGATCTTCATCAGAAATCTCATATCTTTTTTTTATTTTAGGCGTGTCTTTAACGCTAATCCATTTCATACATTTTCCTTCTTATCTTCTAACAGCTTTATTATATCTAATTCTGTCTCACAATCAGGGAGAAGGCCTTCTGTAATTTTCACGACAACACAGTCAACTTCAAACTCATGTAGAACATAACCTAATGATATTGTTCCTTCGACACAGTCAAGCATTATCTCGAAAGCTTCTCCGATGTCTTTGTATTCTCTCTTTTTAGAATATATACCTATAATAAAATCTAGGTTTACATAATAAAAATCTGCTGTTCTTACAAATTGTGTGCTCATAGAATCCTCCGTTTTATTTATTCCTTAGGCGGATTAGGTAATGGCATCCAGTGCGTTATTTCTCCAAGACACTCATCGCAAATACCATAAGCTATAAAATGTTCTTCTTCACCACACATCCACCTACAGCCAACGGCATATTCTCCATTAGAATAGCACAAAACTTTATCTGAAGATGGATTTTTATTTCCTCCTCGGTCTTTTATTCTAGGCAATCCATCTTTAACGCTAATCCATTTCATTTTAGCCATTAATCATTCTCCAAAAACCTTCTTTTTTGTTATTTCTATTTCCCAATCAGTTTTTTGTAGTTCTTGCATAAACTTAACGTATGTTTCATCTAATTTTTCATTTTCTCCTAGCCTCCATGGAGGTGGAGTAACAAACTCTTCGCTTAGTGGCTGAAGTGAATGTAATTTCATATATCTACTCATAAATCCTCTATATTATTTATTATTTAACGCTTATCCAGTCCATTTACACCTCAGTGCTATATATTCTAACTCTAAGAATCTACCAATCTTCCATGAATAAATTACGGTTTTCCTTGGGTAATCTTTCTCAATATATCTGATTAGCTTTTGATAATTCTGTTTTGGGAAAAGCGAAGATTTCCTTAATAAACCATTAACTTTGTCTATTGTTTCTCCAAGTATCATAACTTCATCTGTCATATCCTCATCTTCTAATACTCTGCTAAGCAAATCATAGGCTTTAGCAATATAAAAATTAGGAATCGCTGCCATTAAGCCTCTCCTTTTCTTTTACAATTATATTTTCTGCAACTGAACTTTGATACTCAAACAGTTCTAGAAGAGCAGGTATGAATGAAACTTCTTCTTTAGGCATTGTTTTCTTCTATTGTTTTATTTATTTGTACGAAACATTTTTAATATCATTCTAGCTCTAGATTCATAATCAACTTCTTCTGGCTCATAATCTCCTTTAATAGGAATGTAAAAGCTTTCTAAATCTTTAGCATCAACCCATTCTCCGCATTCACAACTATACTCACGTGTCTTTCTAAAATTTCTGACCCACATTTATCACAGTTATCTTTCATAATACACCTTCTTTAGCAATTTGGCTTCTCACCTTGATCTTCTTATTTTCGCACATCGACATACTTCGCATATTCTTTCCCCGGAATCATAAGCTTTCTTTCTAAATGTCTTTTTACAAATATAACAATCTGCATAAAAGCTTTTTCCTAGCTGTTCTGTTATTTCATTATCTTCCTGCTCACATGCTTCAGAACAAAATAGCTGCAATCTTCTTGTTGATATAAAAGACTTTCCGCAATTCATACAATGTAATTCGTCACAAACGTCTTGATGTATAACATTAGTTACAAACTTTTTGCCACATTTCTTACAAATACGCTTATATTCTTTTAAACTGCTTATTGTGGTTTGTTTCTTACATGTATCACATACTCCTCTATGAAAATTCCCGCCAGGAGTGTACCCAGGTTTTGTTGAACAATCAAAACAAACAGATTTCATCTCATTCCTTTCTTTTGCAATTCTTATCCATGATAGTGTTATAATATTTATTTACTAAATTATTGTCTATTGATATGCTCTCAGAAAAAAAGACATCGAAATAGGGAGAAGTAAATGAGTGACGATAAAACAGTTCAATTCTTCGCACAAATAGACCTAGATATATATGAGGAAGTTAATGAGCTATTAGCATCTCATACTAAATGCAATGATAGCGACAGTAAAGCGTTAAGAGCTATTATAAGAATGGTAGCTCATAAACTTAAGATGGATTTACAGGAGTGTTAGAACTAAAACAGTATAATCTCGCTGAAAGTGTTACCTAGGGCTATTTTTCATCTTCTTGTTTTAGCATATCAAGCAGTGATCCATCATTTATAGCGTTTTTCATTTCAGTGAATGTAGTTTTAATGCTTTCAGAGGTTTGTTTAGCAAGATTTGCTTGCCATTCTTTAAGAGCTTTATAGTCTTTACAATACATAGGTAAGATCTTTTCTCCGAAGGTTGAATTACGGTCACCAACCCAGCAATGTCTAGAGATCTTCCCTGCAATTAACTCTCTTGCAACGACTAACGCTTCTTTCAAATTCGAATGATATTTAGCAAGATCATAAAGCCATGAGGAAGGCTGTTTGTATTCTTCATAGGCAAAAGTAGCTAGATATAAACCTGTATCTGAATTAGCGTATTTCAACAACTTTTCAATTATCTCATCAATTTTCTCTTGTGAGTAAGTCGGATTTTTCTTTCTATTTTGAGTATATGTATTACCCTTAGCAGCAGCCATAATAACCTATAAGTTATAATTTAATCTTAATCAAACCTTATAACTAGCAACAAGTTAATTCAAGCAAAAAATAAATAAACTTAAATTCCTTGCTCTTATGTGTGATGATAGTGTATTATATGTGTAAAGAGTCAAAAGGAGAAGATGATGAGATACAAGGTAAAAGTAGGGAAGCTTGGAAAGTCAAGGATAGTGCAGTCAGATTCTATACTGGAATTTCATACTAAGCTAAAAAAAATCAAAGAAACAGGCTTGGCGGTGTGGCTATTCAATAAAGAATACAAACGATATATGGAAGTTTTTAGTTTTGAACCATTTTTTAACATGGTAAAAAAACAAGCTTTACAACATCAAACAAAGTTAGACAATATTCAAAAAGGAGTCGATGATGAATAAAGAACATGAAATAAACGATCTAGAAACGCTTATGCATGATACCTATAATGCATTTGCGCATTGGGAAAATGAGTCTGAAGAAAGAGCATTTGATGAGTATTTGGGTTATTATAGAAAATGTATTTTATTAACCAATGATGGAGTTAACCCAACGAAATGGATATCAGTTAAGGATAAACTACCTACAGAAAAAGGTATATATATTGGCTATATACGAAGTTTTGAAGATAGTGGAAGTTGTGATGGATGGTATTATCATATTGATATTGTAAAATTCGATAAAGTTGTAACAGGAACTACTTATGAAGATAACAAAATAACACATTTTTTAAATGGCGAAATGGATTTTGAGATAAATTGTAAGAGTTATTCAAGTCATGAAGTGACCCATTGGATGCCTTATCCTAACCCACCTAAAAAGAAGTTAACCCAAGGAGATGATGATGAATAAAGAAAAGATACACAGATGCATGTATGACATGCTATTGGCTACAAGTACAGCCTTACGATTTAAGTACCTAGATAAAGACATTGAAGGGTTTAAGTGTTGTATTACGGTCGTTAAAAACTACTGTAATGAGATACAAAAGGAATTAGACATCGAAGGAGACGACAAATAAGATGGCTACTATAAGAGCATACACAAGCAAGAAGGGGAAGGTTACGTTTCACGTACAGATAAGACTAAAAGGTTTTGAACCGATCTCCTTTACATGTAATAGCTATAAAGAAGCTTTAGCATTATCTAAAGAAATAGAAGAGAATCTAGTGAAGAATAGATTAAAAGATCAACTAGCCCCCTATATCTCCCCGAAGTAAGCAGTAACCTTAACGGTGTCTAGCTCTTCAATGTGGGACCTTTTAATGTTTGCTTCAACCAGTTTAATAAACTCTGGATTTTGGCGAGACACCATGTAATCATCATCTAGCTCCTCATCATTGGAATATGTTTCACCGTTAAGTGATTTTATCTTTATACGTAATCTTATCATGAGTTTCCTTTATATGGGTTCTCTATAAATTGAATCACTGAGAACTTCAGAAATATCATCAATTAATAGATCCACATTTATTCTAGAATATTTGCTATCTTTTTCTTCTGATTCAGCTTCAAATTCAGATGCAGATACAGATTCAGTATCATAATATTTGTATCCTTTGTTTAGATTGCGTCTTATATTATCAAGCTCATATAAAGCATCGTGCATATGAGTCGCCTTTTGAATTAAAGATAATTCATGCAGATCGTTGTTATCCTCATCAGGATAGAATTCATATATTACTTTCATATTGGTACCTACCCGAGACTTAATCTTTTAGCGATTATATCAAAGACCTTATCTCTTTCTTTCTTATTTTCAAATAAGATATCCCGTTCATCTTCATAGTTATCTATGAAATGGAAAACAATTAAAAAGTCTTCTTGGACTTCATCTTTTTCAATCATTCTAATAGCATCAATATTTAATATTGTCTCATCATCAACTTGAATAAAATTCATATCTACCTCATTTAACCACTTTTATTTCTATTGGATATATAGATTCAACAATTTTCTTCTTTATGCGCCATTCTGGGGTTTCGAAACCTTTGCATTCCCATACTTCAACGTTTCCATCTTCATAAAATAGAACAAAATCTGCCCGATATACAACTGATCCTGGCAAATGGAAAGGAACTTGCCTTAAAAAGAAAAGAACTTCACCTGATTCTCTCATTTCCTTAATTATAGAATACCATCTCTTCTCCAGCTTAGAAGAAAACTTTATACCATCATATTCGGTTGCTTGTGCATGAAACTTATGTTTAATTCTCATTTGAAGATGCAGCTCCGTGAAAAGTCATAATATTCTGATAATCTACTAACCCCTTAGTAATACTAAATATTCTTTTCGCTGATCTGGGAGAAATGTTGTTGTTTTTCAATACTCTGTAAATTACAGGCACTGACAGCCTGCATATATTTGAAAAAAGATATACTGATAAATTATGTGTTTGTAAATATTCTTTTAAATGCATAATTATCTCTCTATTATAGACAAATGTTATAACATACACCATATCAAAGTCAATGACTTTCTATATACAATAAAGTTTTAATTTATATCTTTAAATACAAGTAGGATACAAATATAAAACAAGAATATATAACATCCTCATTGACAAAGTATCATAACATAGGCATTATATAATTAAAATTAACAAAGACCACAGAAGGAGATAATAATATGAGTGATAAACCATTAACTAAAGAAAAGTTCCTCTTACAGCTTGCTGGAGTTGGAGCCGCAATCCTTATTGTACTGAGCTGTTTCGTAGGAATAGATAGATATCATG